TTCGATAACATAAGTATCAAACGAATTGCTTTTAATTTTAAGAACGCAGGAAATGCAATCGCAACGAATTGTAACGGACAATTAGATGGCGAAACAGAAATGCAAACGGTGGTTAAAAAATGTGGAGCGACAGAAGTAAAATCAAAATCTAAACCAATCAATATGACGGTAACAATTACTGCACATGTACCGATGGAAGTTTATCGACGTTTCAATGGGTTGAAACAAGATGGACGTATTAAACCAGGCATTTACTCTTACGGTCCTGATTCCGTAGGCGAAGATTTCTCACTTGCTGCAGAGATCGTGGATGACTTCGAAGAAAATAGAAAGTTAGTTGGTATGTTAGCATGCACTTCGAATACAGGATTAACATTCTCTATTGAAAATGGTGCGGATGAAGTAGCTGCGTTAGAACTAGAAGCAAAAGTTATGCAAGATGAATTTGGTAAATTTTATCATGAAGCAATTGTTGCAGAACTTGAAGAAGACTTAACAGATCAATGGATGACGAATCTATCTGCTGATGTGATTAAAAAAACTTCAGTTGTGACAACTACGGCCACTCAATCACAGTAAAAAAAACGGAGGTAGCGAAATGAACGAAGATTACTCAAAAATTGAACTAAACGATGGAACAATTTTGAATTTAGAACCTAAACTGAATATCAAGAAATTATTGATGATCAATAGAGATTTTAACACAGACGAGTTTGCAAAAATGTCGATGGGAAAAGGCTCTATGGATATTACAGTTATTCAAGGTGCAAAAGCCGTATATGTAGCTTATCGTCAAGCGAACATGGTCGATTACATTTCATTCGATGAATTTATCGATAAATGGGATTTTGATATGGAGGTTGCAGTAGCTGTATACAGTACTATGATGTTCAAACAAGCACGTGATGCCTATCAAAAAGAATTCGAAAAAGCAAATAAGGAAAAAAAGCTTCAAAAGTAAAAATGCCAAAGCTCTTAGTTGAAACGTGGGTCGATGTCTATTCGATGTTGACCGACGTTTTTTCTATGCCTTCAGATTTGGTTTTAAGCGATATCTGTTTAGATGACATTTTGCAAATGGCTTACAACAAGAGCGCTTATGAAGGATGGAAGAACTATGCAATAAATCAATCCCAGAAAAACTAAAGGAAAGGAGGTAAAAAATGGCTAAAAAGAGAACGGAAGCAGAAGTAACTTTCATAGCTAACGATGACGGATTGAAATCTACGTTAAAAGAAATCAGTGCTGAATTAACTAAAAATAGAGCAGAATTAAAACTAGAACAAGCTCAATTACAACAGACTGGTTCTGAATCAGACAAGTTAGGAAGTAAATTATCTTCTTTAGAAAAGCAGTATGAATTACAAAGTCAAAAAGTTGAAGTAACTAGTCAACGTTTAGCCAATGCCAAAAAATATTATGGAGAAAATTCCACCGAAGTTCAGAAACTTGAAAGAGAACTGATTAATCAACAAACAGCTCAGCAAAGGTTATCTAATGATATAGATAAAACGAGTAAGGCATTGGCTCAATCTAAAGGTGAATTTAAAACGTATGAGTCAACTATGAAAGACTTAGATAATGAGCAACAACATCTAAAGTCAAGCGCATCATTAGTAGAATCCGAATATAAAAAATGGCAAGCAACTGCTGGCCAGTCTGCTACAGAATCTGAAAAATTAGCAAAAGCACAAGAATATGTCGGCAAACAGAGTGATATTGCTGAACAAAAAATCGAAGTGCTAAAAAAACAATTAGATGCCACACAAAAAGAATTTGGAGAAACATCTACCGAAGCTTTAGAAATGAAAACTAAGCTTAATGATGCGGAAAGAGAATTCGAAGAATTAAGTAATGCTGCTAAAAACGTTGATACCTCCACAGTAGATGATATCGGCAAAAAACTTGATATGGGTAATTTAATGGAAGCTACTGATCACTTGTCAGTGATCGGAGATAAGCTTATTGATGTAGGTAGTAAGTCTATTGAAGCAGCTGGAAAAGCACAAGCTATGCAGGCCCAATTTAAACAAGTCTTTGGCTCTTTAGAAGGGGAAGCACAGGACGCCGTTGAGGGAATGGCTGAAGAATTTGGAATGTTACCAAATACGATCAAGCCTGTTTTTACACAATATACGTCAATGTTTAAAGGACTTGGATATGATACCAAAGAAGCTATGGAGTTAGCTGGTGATAGTACTCAGTTAGCAGCAGATGCAGCAGCTTTTTACGATAAGTCTATGGATGATGCTAGTGAATCTCTTAATTCATTTATAAAAGGGAACTACGAAGGTGGGGAGCAAATAGGTTTATTTGCTAATGATACTCAAATGGCAGCTTATGCTGTTAAGCATAATTTGATACCAGCGACTGAAGGAGCAAAAAAAGCCAGTGAAGAGTCATTGTTAGCTGTTGAAAAAGCACAATCTAAGTATGCTGATGCTATTAAGAAACATGGTGAAGGATCTTTAGAAGCAAGAGAGGCTGCTTTAAAACTTAAAGATGCGCAAGATAAAATAAATGAAGAATTAGGCCCACAAACGCAAAAATGGTCTGATTTAGATGAGGCTACCAAGCAAGCAGTTCGAGTTCAATATGCTGAAGATATGCAAAAATTAGCCGGTGCTACAGGTCAGGCTAGTAGGGAGTCTGATGGTTTAGAAAACCAAATGACAAGAGCAAAGCAAGCGTTAGAAGATTTTTATGCCTCATTGGGTGAAGATATACTGCCTGTGTTTATCAAAGGGTTGCAAGCAGGAGCGAAAGCTTTGCAAGGATTAGCCGAATGGTGGAGTAAACTTGATGGGCCAATGAAAAATTTCATTTTAGCTCTTGGAGGAATTCTAGCATTATTAAGCACATTAGCTCCTGTTATAACCGCAGTTGTTACGATAGTTGGCACATTTGGTTCTACAGTTTTGCTGCCAATAATAGGAATTATAGCGGGCGTTGCAGCTGTAATAGCGATTGTAATTACAGCGTTTCAAAACTGGGGCGCAATCACTGACTGGTTTAGTGATTTATGGAAAAAATTTACCGATTGGTTAGGTGATACCTGGGAAAGTATAAAAGAAAGTGCCTCATCAGTTTGGGATGGGGTTAAAGAAACCTGGTCTGGATTTGTAGATTGGGTTCAAGATATTTGGCAAGGAGTTTCTGATTGGTTTGGAGAGCTATGGAGCGGATTAGTTGAAGGAGCTTCCAACATCTGGCAAGGAGTCCAAGAGACTTGGCAAGCATTCGTTGATTGGGTTTCAAATATTTGGAACGGAGTCAAAGAAGTATGGTCGATTATTTGGGCAGACATTGTAGGAATTGTTCAAATACCATGGACATTAATAACGTCATTGATTCAAGCTGGTATTAATATTATCGTGGGTATTTTTGATGTAGCTGGACAGTTATTGGGCGCAGCTTGGCAAGCTGTTTGGACACCTATTTCTGATTTCCTTAAAAATACTTGGGATACTATGACACAATGGATAAGTATCGCTTGGAATGGGATTGTAACTACATTCCATACTATATTTGATCCAGTAGTGGCATGGTGGAATGGTATATGGACAGCTATTAGTACTACGGCTTCAAATATTTGGAATTCAATTAGTGCAACAGCTTCTAGTATTTGGAACAGTATCAAGAATACAATCACTAGCTTGGTACAAGCAGCTGCTACAGTAATTCAAAATATTTGGTCAACTGTATCTAGTTGGTTAGGTGGAATTTGGAATTCAATCAGCTCTACAGCATCAAATATCTGGAATAGTGTGACTAGTAGTATAAGCAATGCTATAAACGCAGCTAAAAGTGCCATTCAAAGTGTTTGGAATAGTATATCTTCGTGGATTAGCGGAATTTGGAACGGTATCAAAAATACTGCTTTGAATCTTTGGAATGGAATTACAAGCACTATTAGCTCTAAAGTAAACGATGGAAAAAATGCAATTTCAAGCGGTTGGTCCAATCTAACAGGTATTGTTTCCGACATATTCAATAATGTTAAAAGTACAATTGCTAACATATGGGAAGGCATCAAAAAGACTGTTAGCGCTCCAATTGATTGGATTAGAGACAAAATCAGTGGCATTTTTGATAATTTGAATATTTCTATACCACATATTCCGTTACCGGAATTTATCATGGAAGGCAGCTTTAACCCGCTAAAAGGTCAAATCCCCCATTTGCGTGTAAAATGGCATGCTAAAGGAGGTATCTTTACTAAACCAACTTTACTAGGTGGAATGAACGGTGTCGGTGAAGCAGGACCTGAAGCAGTTTTACCTTTGAAAAGATCTGTTTTGCAAGAAATTGGTGATCGTATCTTGAGTAGCACATCAGTTTCATCTAGGGCACAAACGATTCAACCTGTGAATAACTACGAATTCAATTTCACAATTGATGGTAACGCAGATGAGGTTACTATGAAGCAAACAACTCAACAAATCATTGATAGCATTACAAAAGTTCAAAATGATAATGCTTCGGCATGGCGTTAAACAGGAGAGTATTTCTCCTGTTTTTTTAGTTTTAAAAAGGATGTGAAAAAATGACTGATTGTATACATTCTATAATCGATGGATTTCCTGATTATTTGCATAAATTGGCTTTAGCGGAAAGACCAACCATACCTTCTCCAAAAAGACAGAGAGTTGAAACTTCTGTTTTAGGACGGCTAGGTGGCTTAGTACAAGATTACTCGTTTGAAGACATGTCGTTTACATTGCACTATAACTATTTAGAAGATGTGGAAGACCATCAAGCATTCAAGCAATCGTTTTATATCATGCGTCATTGGTTAAACTATGCAAAGAAATTAGAATTCTCTGATGATCCCAACGTCTATTATGTTATCCAGACTATCGATATTGGGGATGCAGAAAACGATATTGTTGAATGGGGAGAGTTCGATGTAAATATCACTGCGAAACCATTCGCAAGAGTTCAAGAAGATGTACCTATAACCGTAGATAAACCACAGTCATTTAACTTGCTGAATAATAGTTTAGAAGAAAGTTTTCCAAAGATTATCATCACTCCTTCAGCTACTTCATGCCAATTCACCTTAAATGATTATGTGTTTAGTTTTGAAGGCTTAGTAGTGGGAACTGACATAGTCATTGATAGTGATTTGATGCTTTGCTACGAAGAGCAATCGGACGGAGATATTTTAGATCGGTCCAACAAAATGAAGACCATGCAATATCCAACGTTGCAAGTGGATATTAATCATTTTAATTGTACTGGTTTGAGCAAAATACAAATTTATCGTAATGGGTTAAGGTAGGTGAAATAGATGATCGATAATTTACTAACTATTTACGATAAAAATGACGCGAATAATTTAGCTGAACATTTATATGATACGCAAGGTTTAGGCGCTTTGTCAGACTGGTTAACAGCTACTGTTAGCAATAAACTAAACGGAGCCGAGATATTTCAGGGTACTTATTCAATAAACGGAACTAATGCAGATTTGATTGTAGAAGGACGTATTATTCAGTGTTATGTAGATGAAAATCGAGCAAAACAGCGTCTACGGATTTATTATGCAAAAACTTCTGTAATAGGCAATACGATAGAAGTAAAAGCTGAACCTATTTTCAATGATATAAGAAAATCGGTGTTGAATAAATATGACAGCGGAACAGAAAAAATCACTGCTACTCAGGCATGGCAAAACGCAAAAGTTTTAGCGAAACCAGCTATCCCTTCGCAGTTTTCTTTCTCGTCATTAGTAGATACGCTTGCTAATGTGAAGATAGAAAAGGCGAATTTTTTAGAATTCTTTGGTGGAAAAGAGGGATCTATTCTAGATCGATTTCATGGTGAGTTTCTAAAAGATAATAACACATTACGTCATGAAAAAAGTCTAGGTACGGATCATAAAATCAAAGCGATTTATACTAAAAACTTAACTGGTCTTGACTTAGAGATAGATGCTCAAAGCGTTTTAGTTGGAGTTTATCCATTCATTAGCAGTTCTTCAGAAGGAGAAGACGAGATCACTCTACCAGAAGAAGTTATTTTCACGGATTACGTGGATGATTATCCTGCTGGATATGTTTCTTTTGTTGATTTTAAAGACAAAGCGACTGATGTAGCCACATTAAGGGAAGTTGCTAAAGACTGGTTGAAAACAAACATAGATAAACAAAAACCACAAGTGAGTGGTTCTATTGAATTAGTACCATTGAGGCATCAAAGAGGCTATGAAAAATTTGTTGATCTAGAAAAAGTTTCGATGGGTGACGGAGTAGATGTGTATCATCCACAGTTAAAAGTGAATATGTCAGCGAGAATCGTGGAATATACGTTTAATGTTTTAACTAATTCATACGATAAATTAGTTGTAGGAAACGTCAAAACAAACTTCTTAGAAAATACAGAGAATAATGTCAGCAATTTGATTAATGATGCCATTGATCAATTGAAAAATGTTGGCGAAATCAGTGATTTAATCAATGATATTGTAGATCATCAAACTGATATGATTACTGGTCAAAATGGTGGTTATGTTTTATTAGATCCTAAAGAAGCGCCTAGTCGTATTTTGATTATGGACACACCAGATAAGAATACCGCAAGGAATGTTTTACAAATCAACAATGCTGGTATTGGTTTTTCTAAAACTGGCATTAATGGAACATATGAAACGGCATGGACGTTAGATGGCGGATTCAATGCCTCGTTTATTACGGCTGGTGAAATAGTAGGAATTACTATTAGAGGTACTACATTAATTAGTGATGGTGCTGATTATAGAACAAGTATTGCTAATGGCAAAATGACTTGGTACTCAAAAAAAGTTAACAAAGATATTATGGAGCTAGAAGCACGTGATTATGTAAGTGCTGATGCCGGTATTGTATCATACACCATGAAAACTGGTGGTGGTTTCATGATTAGAAATCCACAGGGTAACTTGGTTTTTAGTACGTGGGATAATGGTAATAACAGACCGTTTCTATCTTTTGGTGCGCCCAATTTCAGGTATAGCAATGCTAGTTATGTAACTTCTGGCGACGGTAGTTCTTTAAGCATTAATGGTAGTGCGGGTAACTCATGGGAATTTAAGGTAGCTGGTAGGACTATGAAATTTACTAGTGATGGTATGCTAACGTTACCAGGTTGTTTTTTTGGTTCATGGGAAGATGGGAAACTTGCTAGGTTTGAACAATCAACGGTACAAGTATATAAAGATTTTACTGTTAGAGGTACTAAAAACTCAACTGTACCAACAGAACATTATGGACAACGACTATTGAACGCTTATGAAACTCCAGAATATTATTTCGCTGATTATGGGGAAGCCGTTACAGGTGACGATGGTAAAGTTCGTGTTGATATTGACCCCATGTTTGCTGAGACAGTAAATCTAAGTCGGTATATGACACATGTGACACCTACAGAACTAGTTTTGTGTGCTGTTACTCATGAAGATATTGACCATTTCATCATTGAAACTAGTAAGCCAAACGTATTAGTTAGATGGAATTTAGTGGCACACCGTCTAGGGTATGAAGATATTAGATTAAAAGAGGATACAGCATATGATAGCACAGTGCTTGACCAAAAACGTTTTTAAAACGAAGACAAGGAGGTATATAAATGGCTAGCAGTTTATATAATTTGGCTTTAGATTTCAGCAAAGAATTAAACTACACCAAAGCTATTATGGCTCGTCAGGGTGATAAAGGGATTACGGTGACGGTTAAACCATATTTAAATGGCTTGCAGATGGATACGAGTGGCGGAACATTTACTTTAAAAGGAACAACACCATCTAACCGTTACGTAGATAATGTTGCAACTAGCGTAACTAGTGAAGAAGTCACGTTTTCTCTTGATGGCACATTTATGAGTGAAGCAGGATATTATAAACACTGCTACGTAGAATATAGAAAAGACAATCAAATTCTAACAACGCAAGATATCATTTTTTTCTCACTAGGAGTGTCTGACATTTCGCAAGGTCAAGCCGATGAATATGTTTCGCAATTAGAAGAGTTGATTCGAAAGTATAATGAAACTTTTGATGCTTTTATGGCTGAAACTAAAGGTAGAGTGGATAGCTTAAATCAACAGATTACTGATTTAACTGGTCAAGCTAAAACGCTACAAGACAAGTTAGATGCTCTGAAAGAAGAAATTTCTAAGTTAGGTAACTTACAAGTGATGTACAGTAACAGCATCGATTTCGGGAACTATGATTATAGTGGGAATCCTAATTTGTTAAGTAAGCTATCATACGACTTAATTGAAAATCAAAATACTTCAGCTGGAACACTTTCTAAAGGTGAAAACTCGTTTAAATATAATAAGATATCAGCTGAAACGGAAGGTGGAGTAGAGTTATATTATAAACGAAGAGGTATAGCTAACTGGTTACCCTCTAATAAAACGCTTGTAATGACCGTTAAACTTAGAGCTGGAGTTGACTATAGTCCAGCTGACGGAAAAAAAATACTGATTAGATATAGGTTTGTTGACAATGGAACTGGCAAGATTGTTTTAGACTTACCTATTAACAGTAATTCGATAACTCAGGAATGGAAAGAGTTTAGTATTACTGGAACTACTCCAACATTTGGCCCGCAAGCATACCATCCTTGGATACAATTTAGGGCTCAAGATGGGATACTTGGGGAAATAGAAATGAGCTATGACATCAAAATCGAAGAAGGTCCAACAGCCACACCATACCAGCCTAACTTATTGGTAGAACCTTACAACATGTGTCGCGAATATCCTAACGAAAATATTGCCGATCCTAAAGTTAAGTTCCCAATCGAATCTGGCGACCACCAAATATATCAAGGTTACACAGAAGAAGAGCTTATGATAGGTCAAACGTATACTATCACGCTTAAAGGAACAAAACCCGCAAGTCAAACCTTTGTAGCGTATAATCATTGGACTGCTCGTTTAGGAGAACTAAAGCCGGTTGATGGGTTGACAGACGTATGGTCTCTAACATTCACACCAACGAATGTTGTGGCGATGCCTAAACTTTTCCGTGTTTATCAGTATCCACGATCAACAGTAGGCGCATGCCAAATTGACTGGCTCAAGATCGAAAAAGGCAACACACGAACCCCGAATATTAGTGAGTATAAATATCGTGGTACTGGTATGCGTGATTCAAACAATCCAAAAGATTATGTTTGGGATCTAGCACCAGAATATGTCGAAGATAATTTGGCCACAGATATTAAAATTTCTGAAATTACTGGTAAAGCAAACAATTATACCGATGGGAAAGTATCGGAGATTAATTCGCAGTTGACTGCTTCAATTAATGAAGTAGACACCACAGCTAAGGATGCTCAAACAAAAGCGAATGAATTAGACAATAAGATCGATGAACGCATTAATGATACAGCTACTACCGCATTTTATGGCGCACAAGGTGAAGTCTCTAACAAAACGAAAGTAGCGGAGTATGGAGTAGGAACAGGGTATACTACTACAGCTGTAGGAGAAACACATTTCGAACGTCAATCTAACGGATACGTTAAATGCTTAAAAGCTGGTAAGTATTCAATTAGTGCGCAAATACGTGTGCAATTGGGCGGGAAATATGCTTCATGGTTATATACTGATTTATATAAAGATGGAACTTCTGTTGATAATTTAGTATCTTATGGGGTCGACGCCTTGCAAAATAGATTTGCAGCTAGCGGAAACATTGTAACTGATTTAGAAGTAAACGATGTACTAAATATGCGTACTGAAATCGGCGTTGCAGATGGAATTTTACAATTTACATCTTGCCGTACTTTAGTCTTGACTAGACTATCTGATTAATACAATATTTATAATTTTGCTATCAACACGCTCAAAGGAGGGTGTTTTTTATTTTGCAATGAAAGGAGGCTAGTTGGTTGAAAGACGAAGCAATACAAGACGTGGTAGAACGCTTAGTGCGTATTGAAACGAAACTGGATAATTACGAATTATTACGTGAAAAAGCGGAAAGTGCAAAAGATAGAGCGGATCAGGCATATTCTATTGCGCTTAATAATGCAGAAGACATCAAAGAGATGAAAGCCAATAATAAATGGTCGTGGGGTTACATGATCGGTTTAGGCATTACAATCATTGGCTATTTCTTGACTAAATTGTAAAGGAGGTGAGAAGAAATGGTTTTACCAGATAAGTATTATCAAGTCATTAAATGGACAGTTTTAACAGTATTGCCAGCTGCATCTGTATTAGTAGCGACGTTAGGGAAAGCGTATGGATGGAATGGAACAGATATGACAGTACTCACTATCAATGCAGTAGCAACATTTTTAGGTGTTATCACTGGTGTGTCGGCTTATAATTTGAAAAAATAGGAGGAAACAAATGAAAAAGAAAATTACTATTACTGCGATGAGCCTATTAACGGCTCTTTTTTTATTGCCAATTAATGGGTTTGCCTATACTATCAACAATGAATTTAATTTGGGCGCAAATGAAGGTAGCTCACAAGTAGCAAATAATCAGTACATTTTACTGCATGAAACGGCTAATGAAACAGCAACAGGACGCAATGAAGCGCAGTATATGCAACGTTCATGGACTAGTGCTTACACTGCTTACATTGTGGGTGATGGCGGAATTGTTTACCAAGTTGGACAACCTGGTTATGTACAGTACGGTGCTGGTTCGTATGCTAATGCCAACAGTCCTGTGCAGATTGAGTTACAACACACACATAATAAAGCAACTTTTGAAAAGAACTATAAAGCATACGTTGAATTGGCGAGAGATTCCGCTAAGAAATACGGTATTCCGCTTACATTGGACACGCCTTATAACCAACCAGGAATCAAATCACATTTATGGGTAACACAAAACATCTGGGGCGATCATACAGATCCTTATGGTTATCTTTCTGAAATGGGCGTAAGTAAAGAAAAATTAGCATATGATTTAGCTCATGGATTTACCGATGAAAATCCAACAACTTCTGAAAACAAGCCTGTCATTGATCCAACACGAGCTGGTGCAGCTAATCCTACACTGACAGATGGAACAAACTACGCTCATATTGATCAGTTTGGGGAAATTGAAAATGCAAACTTGCATATAGCTGGATGGCATATTGCTAACTATAAATACGAGTATATTTTCATTATGGACTACAATACTGGGAAAGAATTAGCTCGAGTAAGAGCTGATGGAATTTATAGACCAGATGTAAACCAAGCTTATAATACTTCTGGAAATGTTGGTTATCATGTATCTTTCAATATGCGTAATTTTCCTAGTAAGAAAGTCTATGTAATGATGCGGGCAACGAATGATCCAGAGGGAAACACTAAAGGCGGTGCGCAAGATTTCCATGACAAACGTTGGTATTTAAATATTCCTAAACGATAAAAATAGCTCCTCGTTGAGGAGCAGTACATAACTATATTGACAACTATAAAAATTATTCGATAAAATAGTGATGTTATCGCATATCTTCACTATCACCCATAAATAGTCACACTCCAAGCTATGCGATAACAGGTTTGTTGCCACACATTCTACTGGTTGATTGTTTATGGCTTTATGTGGCAACAACCAGTACCCTTAGCTCAGTTGGTCAGAGCAGACGGCTCATAACCGTCCGGTCGTAGGTTCGAGTCCTACAGGGTACATTAACGTAGCCATTTGAATCGTTCTGTGTTAGAATTTTTTTGAAGAGTATTATACAAGCTAAAGCTTTTCTTCATTGCCACTCAAATGAGTGGCTTTTTTATGTATCCTTTTATGGATTAATGAAAGGATGTTTCACATAGTTATACTTCTGTATATTTGAAAAGTTTTACTTTGATTTTTAAATAGAAAGACATTTGGGTTAAATTGTGAGATAATAATAAAGAAGAGTTTAAAGCGCACCCCAAACCACTTCCCCATAAGTGTGTTACGCTTTAAACTCTTTTATATTTGAAGCCATTAAAAAGCATACCATATTTTTGAAAAAAAGTGAGAAAAAAGGCTTACAATTGGAGTGGTAGTTAATTAGTGACTTATTTTTGATTTTATAGCACTGATACTATAAAATATAGATATCATCATATTACACAATCTTAATACTAACTTAAAAAATATCTCCTTTCACAAGTATGGTGATAAAATTCGTTCCGGGCTACCTTTTTAGGTAGCCTACTTTAATCTTTGTATCTTTCTGGATCAACGAAAGTATACTTTATATAGTCATAACGCCGATGATCGCTACGTGCGTCCGGCACGTCAGTCACGATATCAAACAAAAAGTATACATCCTTCTTCATTCTAGTTTTCGCAGCAGGAATTTTGAAATAGTTCTTATTAGAATAGTAGAGATTGATTAATAAGCTATCTTCGATTGCTAAAAAGAAAACTTCTGAATTCCATACTTTATAAAAATCTTTGATAAATCTATTCGAAGGGTCAAATTTAAACCATAATTGTGTCTCATTGATTACGTCCATATAATTGTGTAAAAGTGAAGCATCAAAAAAGCCATTGATCTCAGTTAGGAGTACAATGTTTTTTGCAGAAAACATACTCGAATAGGACTGATATCAATGACTCAAGTACATTTTACTTTTGAAAGCGAAGAAATTCAAGCAATTATAAACGAAAGCGGTGCGAATGATACCGCAAAAACACTTATGACTATCATGTTTAATCAGCTGATGGAAGAACAACGAAATCAATATATTCAGGCAAATGCCTATGAACGTTCAGAAGAACGGCAATCACAAAGAAATGGTTACTACGATCGTTCGTTTACAACTCGAATTGGTACGTTAGAACTTCATGTTCCACGAACCAGAGACGGTAAGTTTAGTCCTACTATCTTTGAAAGATATCAGCGAAGCGAAAAAGCTTTGATCGCTGCCATGATTGAAATGGTCATTTCTGGTGTCTCCACTCGCAAAGTAACTAAAACAGTTGAACTGCTAACGGATGGTGCGACTGTTTCTAAATCATTCGTTTCAAATCTGATGAAACAGTTGGATCCATTTGTTTTTGAGTGGAGAAACCGGAGCCTAGAAGGCTCGGAATATCCATTTTTCATGTGTGATGCCCTGTATATGAAAGTAAGGGAAAATCATCGTATTGTCTCAAAAGGTGTATATATTGGTATCGGCATTGATTCTGATGGACGACGTACGATTCTTGGTTTTGATGTTCAAGACGGCGAATCGGAAGATAATTGGGATACCGTTTTTCAATCGTTCGTTCAACGAGGTTTGTTCGGTGTAAAACTGGTCATTTCTGATGCACACAAAGGGTTAGTTAAGGCTGTTCGCAAGAACTTTTTAGGTGCGAGCTGGCAAAGATGCCAAGCCCACTTTTTGAGAAATATTTTTGATAAGCTGCCAAAGAAAGTTTCTTCTGATGTAAAAGACGAGTTGAAGAGTATCTTTAAAGCCTCTGAACTTGAATTGACACGTGAAAGAAAAGAGCACTTCTTGGAAAAATATGGTTGTGATTCAAAATTAAGTGCTGCTTGCGACATTTTAGAAAACGGCTTTGAAGATGCTATTCAAATTTTGTCTTTTCCTGAAAATATCCGCCGAAGGATTCGTACAACCAATGTGTTGGAACGGTTGAACGAAGAGATTCGCCGGAGAGAACGAGTGATTCGGATTTTTCCAAATATCAATTCCATCACTCGGATAATTGGAACACTTTTGATGGAAAAAGACACTGAGTGGCTGGCTTCTCCACGAAAATATTTAGAATTTAATTCGAATAACATTTAGCACCATGAACCTGTGCGAGTCTCTTCTTTCTGAGGAGAGACATCAAGAGTCGCTGCGCTACTGCTCCTGACCTCTCTCCTCAGAAAGAAAGGCATGGCAGTTAGGTTCACAACGCAAAACATTGTGCTTTTGATGAGGTTGAACTTTTACACAAGATTGTGGACTTGACTGTGGTTGGGCTCTTTTTATAACAATATAAAATATACCATTTTATTAATAAAAATGCATACTAGTAAATGATATAATTCTAATAACAGGTTTGATCGCGAGAAAGGCCAAATAAAACGCTCTCCAAAATGTTAAAAAAAAGACAGGACGATGTATATTATACAAACAAGAATCGCTGACAACAGTGACTCGGATCCAGGAAATCAGTTTTATCCCCAGCTAGTTGGTGAATGCATGGAAAGTAATATACGTAGAAAGAGCTGATGACTAATGAATTATGAGTTTTTTTTAAGCAAAGAAGATCACAGAAGTTATTCATTACTTAAATATTTAGAAGCAAGCTCAAATTTATCAGAGTCAATATCGAATGTTCAAGAAGAGTTGTCGCTATCGACATTTCTCTTGAAAAAAACGATCGATAAGCTGAAACATGATTTACAAAAGTTCGATCTAGAGAAAAATTTGCGAGTAACCGTCAGTGAATTGGATATATGTCTGGAAATTAATGGAAAATGTTCTAGCAAAGCTCTGTTATCTCGTTATATAACGGATTCTTTATCTATGAAAATGGTATTGGCTTTCTTTCAGGAAAAATATATCTCAGTAGAAAATTTTGCTAAACAGCATCACGTGAGTTATTCTGTGGCTTATAAAGTATTACAAAGACTAAAAAGAAATCTAAAAAAATATCAAATTTTTTTTGAAAAGAGAAAGTTGACGAGAGTATAAAATATTTTGTGTAAATGAAAAAATCCATACAAAAAAGGAAGTCCCTTCTGTAGAATAAAGTTACCACAACACATTCACAGAAAAGAGGACTTCCATATGAACGATTTTACTACAGAAATTCTAAAGACTCTAGCGAACAAAGGCGATTTGAATGAATTATTCCGTGTCCATTTGGAAAAAGCTGTCAATACGCTTCTCAAAACGGAGTTAACGGCTTTCCTCGATTACGAAAAGTACGATCGCATTGGTTTTAACACGGGGAATTCTCGTAACGGCTCCTATGACCGTACGGTCAAGACCGAGTACGGGGAACTTCATCTCCAGATTC